TTTAGAGAGGAAATCACCAGAGCAACAAGCGTATCGTAACGGATATTTGAACAGCCAGCACGATATCCGCAAAGCCCTGCTCGGCGAAGCGGGGGTAAAGCAGTGAAGTGTGATACATTCAAGCTGTCGCCTATTCCGCCACTCGCTCCGAAGCGGAAGCTGACTCCGACCATGATTGAACAGGTAGGCGTCGGACCGCCCGACCAGAAGTGCGGGAGCTGCGTCTTCCATGTCAGAGCCTTCTATCACTCCAGGTATTACTGGAAATGCTGGATGCAGCGACGACAGTGGACGCACGGTTTGAAAACCGACATCAGGAAGCGTGACCCTGCCTGCAGGCTATATGAACAGCGGCCTGAAGATGAACCGCCGAAGATAATCAAATCGCAGCAGGAGCTGCGCGACTTCAGAGCTTGATATGCCACGAATCAGATCGCCGCCTGATTGAGTGAAGCAGAGAGTTAGCACTCCAATCCAGTAGCCGGGAGCCTGTGACCTGAAAAGGTGGCGACACAGAGCTTCCGGCATTTTAACTAAGCCCTGGATTAGAGCGGGATTGTGAAAACCGAAAGGAGCCGCACATGCGACCCGTACTTGACAGATCAAGATTCAAGAGTAAAACCGAAGTGCAGTACAATAGCCGACTGGAAATCCTGAAACGAGCTGGAAGCATCATCGACTATGTTTATGAAGGGTTGAAGTTCAGACTTGGAGAAGGAGCGGTCTACACACCTGACTTCCTGGTAGTGCATGAAGATCACTTCGAGCTTCACGAAGTCAAAGGACACTGGCGGGAAGCAGCCAGAGTTAGAATCAAGGTAGCAGCTGAGAAGTTCCCCTGGTTCACATTCGTTGCGGTACAATACAAGAGCGGCGCATGGATAGAGGAGCGATTCTAATGCAGCCGTACTACCAAGACGACTTTGTAACACTTTATCACGGCGATTGCCGCGAAATTGTGCCGCAGTTGGGTAAATTCGATTTACTGCTAACCGATCCGCCGTATGGGATTAATTTGCAGCCGCCGCGTTGTCGCACTAAGGCGATTGAAGGCGATAGCACAGAGCAAGAAGCGCAAGCGGTACTGCGGGAGGTGATAAATTGGGCGCTGCCGCTGCTGGCCAATGATACGATTCATTTTGTTTTTGGTGGCCGCTGGACGGCTTGGGTTCCGATGTTGCTTGAAAAGTATTTCACAATTAAGGGCTGCATCTGTTGGGATAAGGTTATTTGGGGCATGGGATATTATTTGCGGCCACAATGGGAAGCGATATGGTATCTGCATAAGGGGACTCCGCCAGTGCCGAAAAGAGCAGAGGGCGATATATGGCAAGTGCAACGTGAACAAGCGCCAGATCATTCGTGTCAAAAGCCGGAGAAGTTGTTGCGGCGGTTGATGCTTTATAGCGGCACAGAGGGAGAGGTGTTAGATCCCTTCGCCGGGAGCGGAACAACGGCCCGCGCCGCAAAGGACTTGGGGCGCAAATGCACGATGATCGAAATTGAAGAGCGTTATTGTGAGATAGCCGCTAATCGTTGCAGGCAGGAAGTATTGCCTTTGTGATACACACCATGGAAACTACTTGACAATACACCACCACTGTTGTATTCGTACAGTAGATGGTGAAGGCCGCAGAGAAACCTACCGATAAGCCGAAGCGCAGAGGAAGACCACGCAAACAGGTCGACGAGAAGACTCTGCGTGCACTGGCAAAGATCAATTGTACCAGAGAAGAAATGGCTGCAGTGCTTGGGGTCAGCACTGATACGCTTGCACGCAATTATGCTGAACTCATAAAAGAAGAATCGGCAAATGGCAAAATGTCGCTGCGGAGAATGCAGTGGAAGAAGGCGCTGGAAGGCAACATCACAATGCTGATCTGGCTCGGTAAGAACGAACTCGGACAGCGTGATCAGCCTGAAGCAGGTGGAGAACAGAACACAGATGAAATCGCCGCCTTACTTGCGACAGCTTACGAAGAGACATGTTCAGTATCTGAATGACGAGCACCGCTTCGTAGTGCTCCCTGCAGGTAGACGATCACGGAAGAGCCTGCTTTCCATGCAGAAGCTCTACATCAGATCGTTGCGGAAGAGAGGTCAGTACGGTATCGGCGCTCCAACCAGGAAGCAGGTTAAGCGGCTCTTCTGGGAGAAACTGGTGCATGACACCACACCCTTCAGAGCTGGTAAGCCGAACCACAGCGACCTGGCAGTCAGACTGCTGAATGGTTCCACTATCCACCTGGAGGGTATGGAAGAACCCGCTCGTGTAGATGGCAGCCCGTGGGATGGCTGGCTTCTGTCAGAGTGCAGGAAAATGCGGAAGCTGCATACAATCTTCGGTGAACACATCAGGCCGGCGCTGGCAGACAGAGGCGGCTGGCTGATGCTGGACAGTGTGCCGGCAGGCTTCGGCGAGTATCATGACTTCGCCCTGCGCGCCTGTGATGGACTGATACCCTCCACCATTGCTTTTGACGGAGCGTATCACGAAAGTGTAGAGTCACCAGGCTGGGCATACTTCAGTTGGTTCAGTGCTGACGTGTTGACAGCTTCTGAAATTGAAGCAGCGAAGCGGGAGTTGGATGAGCGCACCTTCCGCCAGGAGTTTGAAGGTTCCTTCGAGAGCTATGAAGGTCAGTTGTACTATACCTTCAACAAGACGGAGCACGCCAGAACACGTCTGCAGCTTGACCAGCTACGACCGGTCATCCTGGTGTGCGACTTCAACTTCGGACAGAACTCCCCGATGGTCTGGGAAGTAGCGCAGCAGGATGGCGAGTACCTGAACTATTGCAGGGAAGTCTCCACACCTTCACAGGGAAGAACACCGGCACAGGTGCAGAAGCTGCTGAAGGTGCTGGAAGGGCATGAATGCAGAGAGCTGTATCTGACAGGAGATGCTTCCGGCTCATGGGAGGGTTCGAAAGATCACAGCACTGACTACAAGATCATAACAGATGTGCTGACCGGGGCAGGCTGGACTGTCTACGACCGAGTGCCGAAGGCGAACCCCGGAGTCAGCAATCGTGTCGGTATCGGCTGCAGCCTGCTGGCCAAAGGGCTGCTCAGGATTGATCCGTCATGCACATATCTGACAGACGACCTGGAGCGTGATGAAACAGACGGCAGGGGCGGGAAGGATAAAACAGACAAGCAGCGGACACACGGCTCTGACTGCTTCGACCAGGGGAACATCTTCGTGTACGGTGACGACTACACTGACCGCATAGTCGGAAAGGTTGACAGATGGAGACAGGAACAAAGAGTCGGCGTGGCTTCAAGAAGCATCTTCGCAACGCGGGCAATCAGCGGATAGAGAACACCCGCAGGTCTGATCAGCAGCGGCTCTGGCGCTACTACAAAGGCCAAACGGAGCGTGATACATCTGACTACTTCGATCCGAAGACACTAGTGGAAGTGCCTGTATCGAACAACAACATCACGAAGCGTGTTATCAATCGCATCAGCATGGTGAACATGGTGCCGCCTGTCAGGACACTGGTGACTGAAGACAATGAACCGCATGATCGACAGGGCGACTACAAGCGTGTCACGAAGATGAAGAGTCAGAAGATGAAGCGAGCTGAACGGTACTGTAATCTGTTCGAGCTGACAGCTGTTCACTTGCGCTGGATACCACCGGAGAGCCCTGATGAAGAAGGCTTCTTCATGTACCAGGTTATCTATGACTTCGAGCCAGAGTTCGACCCGAATGATCCATTCACTCCGATCGCTGTAAATTACCCGATTGCCATAGTGGATACTGACAAGGATGCACTGACAAAGCGGTGGCAGCGGTGGGATTCAACTACCTGGATTGAATATGATATGCGGAACAATCAGCGTGCAGTGGTAGGCGGCGGCGTGCATGGCTGGAACACTGTGCCATTCATCTTCATGTATTCTGACGGTATGCCGGAGTCAGGGTTCATGGATGTCACAGGAGCACTTGACCTGATTGACATGAACGAGAACATCAATGTGATGGATACGAACCTGAATGTAAACATCCACTTTCAGAGCTTCGGGTACATCTACTTCACAGGTCTGAAGCGTGGTGAAGATGTTCTGTTCGGCGCTAACATAGCAGCCACGCTGCCAGATAATGCCACAGC